AGGATAAGCAAGATGCCAAGATTATTTTTAGGACAAAGAGAAGCTGACTTTTTTGCTGATATTACAAAAGAGCTTATAAAAGATGTTGCAGGCCAAAAAATATTTTATTATACTATCAGGGAAGACTTGTCAGATGTACACACTGTTTATGAAGAAGCTGTTCATAAAATATTTAATCCACCAATTGAAATTGAATGTATGGTTGAATGGCAACCTTCAGAAGTTCGAACTACAAAATTTGGTCACGAGCAAATAAAAACAATCACTGTTTACATGCATAATAGAGACTTACTTGATAGAGAAATTGATGTTAAGCAAGGTGATTACATATCTTACGGCGAATACTTTTTTGAAATTACTTCTTTTATTTACGATAAACTTGTTTATGGACAAATTGAAAGAGTAGCTTCTGTTAAACTCAATGCTAAACAAGCACGTATTGAGCATATATTTAAAAAAGCAATTGGTCCTACTTATGAAGGTTATACTGATGATCATGCAATACAGACGACATTCGAACAACAAAGAGGCACGACAGTGTCTGATCAAAGGCAGCTAGTTAAAGACGGCATTCTAGAAAGCCCAATATCTGGCCCTAAAAAAGTGATGCCAGATAATACAACCAAGAGCGTTAATGGCGTAGGCTCTTCTTTTTACGGAGATGACTAATGGCAACTAGATTTGACAAACTTAAAGAAGACAATAGTAGTTTAATCGCTGGCTATGAAGAAGCACATGTTTCATATGATTATATAGTACCTTCTTGTGGTCTAGAAGACTTAGATAAAGCTATTTTTAATTTGTTTAACAAGCAAATTCCTTTATTCTATGACTTGAAAGGTGAAGTCAAAAAAGTCCCGGTTATTTTTGCAACAGGAGAAAGATTTGCAATTTTAAGAAGAAAGCAACCTATCACAGATAAAACTGGTGCTTTAATACTTCCTTTGGTTTCTATAACTAGAGGATCAATAGATAATGTTCCTCAAAAAGGAATTGCAAATAATCAAATATTTCCTGAAGTCTTTAAGCGAAGAATCGCAGGCAACAATTCAGACTGGAGACAGCTTAATAATTTTGAAGGTTTTAAAAATTTAAAAAATACAACAAAAAACTTAGGTAACAACACAAGCTTTTCTTTAAGACCCCAAGTTGACAATAATATATATGAAACAATAGAAATACCTCCGGTTAAATACTTTGGCACATCATACGAGATTACAATCTGGTCGTCTTTTACGCAACAAATGAACAAACTATTAGAAGCTGTGATGAGTGCTTACACGATTAATCCTGGTCAACAATTTAAAGTAGAAAGTGATAAAGGCTATTGGTTTCCAGCTTTTATTGAAAGTTCTTTTTCACAAGATACGAATTACGCTGATTACACAGACGCTGAACGTTATATAAAATACACAATGACATTAGCAGCAACAGGTTATATACTTGCTCCTAACATTATTGGAGGTAAAGTTGGAATAAAGTCTGTAACAAGTGCACCAAACATATCTTTCGAAGTTCTTGATGGAATACCTGACTTAGATCCAAAACTCGGTGGAATACAGTCGTCTAATCCTAATACGAGAATATTTGATGAAATATTACAACAAGATATTCCTCCAGTTGCACAGAGAATAGGCATAGATGCGTTAGACTCTTTACAACATGTTTATGATGAAGACAAGTCTAAGGCACATGCTGTAGGTGAAACAAACTTAAAACCTTATGATTTTGTAGGTGAAAGATCTGATAAATTAACTGCTAAGAGAAAAATTAAAGTAAAAGACGAAAATGGAAACACAGTAACAATCAAAGGTATAACAAACCCTTCAGGTGAAACAATATTTGATCAAAAGTACATAGAAACAATTTTTAATATTACTAATAAAGATAATTAGATTATTTAGTGCATATTTAGTAATGTCAGATTTAAATAGATATTAGGAGTACTAGCATGGCAGAGCAGACATTTAAGTCTCCAGGATTTTTTGAACGCGAAATTGAAGTAATTAGTAGACCCATTTTTAGAAATACAGCAACTCCAGTCGGTCTTATTGGTCCTGCTGAAAGAGGTCCAGCGTTTGTACCAACAACAGTTTCTTCAGTAGACGAGTTCAATAGAATCTTTGGAGCACCAGATAAAAGAATGCTTAGCGGACATGCCGCAACAGAATTTTTTAGAAATAACGGTAAAGCACTTACATTTTGTAGAACACTAGGCACTGGATACTATAGTGGCGGAAATCAAAATGCAGGCTTTAAACTAACTGCAACAGAGCAAAACACCGGAACTAGAACAGATCCTCTTTTAGGTGCAGTCCACTTTATTACTGCAGAACATAAAGTAGCAGATGCAGAATTTCTTGGTTTAGGTATGTTTAATGATAATGATTCACATACAACAAATCTAGATCTTGCTGGAGGTGCACAAGGTGATGATTTGTCAGGTTTAGGCAATGCCGGACAATTAGAACAAAAAGTTCAGCTTGTTAGAGCAATGATCTTTACGCATAAAGACATCACAATTACAGTAGGCGCAAGCGGTGCTACTGCAGACTATGTAGCTGTTGGTGCAAGTCCTACTTTTACAATTAGATTTTTAGATAATACATTAACAGAGTTAGATTCTTTACCAGCAAAAACTGTATCATTAGACCCGTCATCACCAGATTATATTTCAAAAGTTTTAAATACAGATCCACTTTCGTTTGATGATGAAAAATATTTACTCTATGCACACTTTGCTGTAGACACAGCTGTAGCAAATGTTGAAAACACTTATAAAGTAGCAGTATTGCATGGAAATAGTGGAGTTACAATTAACGGCGCTGCATCTGATATGGCAGTAAAATACGGTGACTTTGGTAGTAGATTTACAGCACCTTTAACACCTAAGTTTATTTCTCAACCTTTTGGTGATAAAGAATATGATCTTTTCCATTTTGAGTCATTAGATGATGGTGCATATGCAAGTAGCAAATATAAGATTTCTATTTCAAACTTAAGAGCAAGCACAGATCCAACTGATGAGTTTGGAACTTTTAATGTAACTGTTAGAGATCTTAAAGATACAGATGAAACGCCGATTGTTTATGAGTCTTATACAAATTGTTCTTTAAATTCTTCTTCTTTAAACTTTATTGGTAGAATAATTGGTGATCAAAAACTATACTATGACTTTGAAACAGCAGAGAGCGAAAGACGTTTAATTCGTGAAGGTTCTTTTGCTAATAAATCAACAAGGCTTAGAGTTGTCTTGAGTGATGATGTACTATCAGGTGAAGTTCCACATAAAGCATTACCTTTTGGGTTTAGAGGCACTCCAGCTTTATTATTAAATAGCGCAGGAACAGACAATACTAGCATTACACCATTTACAACAAATAGACAAAACACTGGCGTTGACTTAGCTGACTTAGATCATTCAGTAATGCCACCTTTGCCTTATCGATTTAAAGTAACTAAAGGAAGTATTAGGACAGGAAGTGCTTACAAGCAAACATTTACAGGCGAGGCATCTACTTCAGAGACTGTTGACTTTAATTTGCACTGGGGTCTAATGCCAACTAGAATTAAAGATATAAACAATGCAAATAGCAGTACTGAGTTTAATAGTTTATTGCTAAACTACACAAAGTTCTTAGGTAATGATTCTGATGTTGTAAAAACTGGATTAATTGCAGACTCGCATAATAACAATAAGTTTAGTTTAGCAAAAGTTGCACTTAAAACACCTTTAGCAGGCGCAAATCCTGACCTTAGAGTTGATGCAATTGTAGGCACTATATCAGATATATTTAAGAATGCAGTTTATGTAAGAAATGCAGATGTAGGTAGTAATAAATACGACTCACAAAAACATTTAATTGATATGAGCAATTCTGAAGATCCTTTGAGTTTAGAGCAAGCTGCAGCAGTACAAGACTTAAGAATGTCGCTTGCCAAGATCTTAGCTGAGGATAGTGTTGCGTTTAACAAATACAGTGTTTTTGCAAAGTTTACAGCGCCTTTTTACGGTGGATTTGATGGTTTAAACATTTTAGATAGTGACTCTTATTACATGACTGATAGAGGAACATCTGTCGAAGCAGGTGGTAAAGCTTCAAAAGATGGCTTTGATAGTGGTATTAAGCTAACATCACTTGCAGAGACATTAGACGAAAATACAACATCAGAGCTCATGCAGGGGTATGAGATACAAAACAATTTGCTTTCATCTTTGAGAAATGCTGTTAGAGTTATGACAGACGATTTAGTTGTTAACCATAATGTAATGTTATTACCTAACATAAGAGACCCCTTTACAACAGACTTTGTTAAAAGAAGAATCGAAGATTATGGTAAGGCACTTTATTTAATGGATATTCCGCAATTTGATAAAGATAATAACAGAGTTTTTGTCAATGAAAAAGGAATATCATCTGGTAGATCAAACGTAGAAAAGACATCTAGAGTTTTTGATTCAAGAGAAGTTGATTCAAATTATGTTGCTGTCTATTATCCAGACGTTAAAATTTTAGATTTTAGTGATGCAGAAGAAGCAGCAATTGCTAGTAGAAGAATGATTAAAGTTCCACCTTCAGTAGTTGCTCTTGGCGCACTAGCTAAAACTGATGCAATTTCGCAACCTTGGTTTGCGCCAGCTGGTTTTTCTAGGGGTTCATTGGAAACAATTCAGGCAATTGATGTACGTTTAAACGCCGGCGATCGTGATACACTTTACGAAGCTCGAATTAATCCAATTGCTAATTTTCCAAATAAGCAGTTTGTTATATTTGGACAAAAAACAACACAATTACAAAGATCTTCTCTAGATAGAGTAAATGTTAGAAGGCTAGTTTTAGAAGTTAAAAGAAGAATTGAGCTTATTGCACAAGGTCTTCTTTTTGAGCAAAATAACAAATCAACACGGGACAGATTTATTCAAAGTTCTTCTTCACAATTAGCATTTATACAGCTAGGGCAAGGTATTGAAGACTTTAGAGTAGTAATGGATGACACGAACAACACAAGTGAAGACGTTGACAACAACAGACTTAATGGGCGTATAATTATCGTGCCAACTCGTGCTATTGAGTTTATTGCAATTGATTTTGTAATTACTAACGCAGGTGTTGAATTTCCCTAATATATAGTTATAAGTAAAGAATTAACAGGAGTTTATAGATATGGCCGATAATCAAGGTTCAGCAAGAGTAATACTCAAAGAAATAGATAGATCACAAGTAAGCGACCCGGAAATTTTACCTCAAGGTGTTCCTGCTGCTGTTGTTGGGCCAGCTAAACGTGGACCTGCGTTTGTGCCAAAAACATTTGCAAACATGGATCAATTTGGTAAAATTTTTGGTTCTATGCAAGAAATAAGCAAAGACAGTAACGCAAACAAGTTTGGACCTTTAGCACTCAACCAATGGATGAATAATGCTCAAGCAGGAACATTCATCAGAGTCTTAGGGACAGGTGATGCAGATGGCACACTTTCAAGTTCAAATGCAACAGTCGGTGCAGGTTTTATTGTTGGTGAAAACGCTTCTTATGAAAATGAAAAACTAGTTGATAATCCACACGCAACATATGAAGCAGCCCCACACCAAGAAAATTCTAAGATTAACTCTAAAGATGTAGGTAGAACACACTTTTTAGGCTGTTTTATGAAAGATGCAGCAAACAGCACTTTTCTTCAAGACGCCGGTGTTCAAACAAGCGATCAAAACGCAACTCTTTTTATTGATTTTGATGTAGATAATACTAACGATAATCTTCCAGCAGAAGGTTCTACCATAAAAATCATTTCAGCCGGAAATGGTGGAGAAATACTTACTTACGGGTTTCATGCTGGCGCTGGTAATATCAATAATGTTACAGCAGATCATAAAATCGATACTACCGATAAAAATACACAGCAAAAAATTGCCGATGAATTAGTTAGTTTAATAAACGATAATCATGAAAATTTAACTGCTGAAGTTGTACAAAACAATAACGGCCAGGATACTCCTGTAGTTAAGATTACTCAAAATACTCAAGGTGAAGCTGGTAATACAGAAGTAGAGTTAAATATTGTTTCAGATGCTCGTAAAGACATAAAGTTAACTTCTGGCACAACTGAGACGTTTAACAGCTCTTTAAACGAGACAATTAGAATGGATGACGGTGGAGAGACACAGGCTTCTATTGCATTATCAATTCATGATTTAACAACGTCTGTAAATGCTGCAAATGGTAACACATTAAAGCTTATAGCCTTAAAAGACGACAGAACATTTACTGATGAGGTAACTCTTAACTTGTTAAATGATCAAAACTTTTCAATTGTTCCTACTAGCGGCGATGATGATGAAGTATTTAAACAAATCACCAATAATCAGACTTTATCTGTAAGAATAGGTGAAAATACTTTAGATACTTTAGAAGGGCAAAAAGAAACTTTAAGAAATATTGCTTTGGCTATTAATAGCGCAAATAATACACAACTAGAAGGCCTTCTTACAGCATCTCTCTCAGCAAGTGGCGACGTATTAACAATTACACAAAAAAATAAAGGTGATGTAAGTGCTGATGCAAGTGCCAAGTTTACAATGCCTGCTGGATCTTTTGAACTTCAAGGAACAGAAGGTAATGGAGGTGAACAAACTGAAGCATTTACTGGCGGTACGAATGGCAAATCTACGATTACTTTTACTTTTTCTGATCAGCCTCGAGTTGATGATAACTTTAAGTTAATTGCCACAAATAATGCTGAAAACATATTTAAGTTTATTGCAAATAACAACGGTAATTCAAATGGTTTGACACACACTGATGGCGCTACTACTATTAATGTTGAAATCGGTGACACTTTAGCAGGAACAATGCAAAATATAAAAAATGCTATTGAAAATGCTGCAAATGCTGATGTTGTTGTTGATGACCAGCTTAAAGTAGAAAGAACTGATGATTCTATTACTATAACGCAAGACACAGCTGGATTTGCAGGTGACACTTTAGTAACCTTTAACATGAGTGATCAAACAACAGCTTCTACATCTTCTTCTTCGCTCGTTGGTAACTTTGGACTTAAGACAACTTCATTTGCTGGTGGAGGTGGTTCTGCTGCACCAATTATTAGAGGCATTTTAATGACTCCTCAAGGTGTTAGACCAGCGTTAGATCTACTTGATGCAAATGGAACTTACACAGGAACAGATGTAGCAAGTTTTGATGTAAAAACAGAATTAAGAAAATCAGTTACAGCCAATGGAAGCTTAAGGAGCTTTGGTCAAGATGAAGCAGATCATTTAATTGGGAGCGAGGTAGGAAAAGTTTCAACTACTAATGACTTTACATTGTTACTTAATGGTTTTGCAAACGAAGATCAACCTGCGGTATTATCTTGCTCGTTTGATCCAGATAGCGTCAATTATTTTGCAAATGTTTTAAATACAGACCCAGAAAAAATTGAAGAATGTGGACACTATCTATATTCACACTGGGATGTGCATCCTGATGTTGCTGAAATATCATTTACTGGCGTCTTCCGAGATGGTGGCGCAGGTGCATCTTTAGATCAAGCAGCATTTTGTCTGCACGCAAATGCTAATAGAAATAATGAATCAGGTTCTATACCAAACTTTGAAAGATTTGATACAAGATTTAGAACAGCAAAGTCACCTTGGATAATGTCACAAGACTTTACACCTTCTAGAAAACTATTTAGACTTCACTCTTTAGATGACGGTGTATTTGGAAATGATAGATTTAGAGTTTTAATATCAAACATTTCTGCATCAAAAGTTGCAGGTGAATATGGCTCTTTCGATTTAAGCTTGGAAGCTTTTGATAGTGATCCAATCTCTGGAGAAGCTTTAATTACATGGAAAAACTTAAGTCTTGATCCAGATAGCAAAAACTTTATAGCAAGAGTTATTGGTGATAAAAACTTATATTACGACTTTGGTTCACAAAAACTTATTGAAGAAGGTGATTTTGAAATTCGCAATGTATATGTTAGAGTTGAAGTTTCTGATGCAGTAATGGCTGGAGAAGAAGAGGTTCAAGCTCTTCCTTGTGGATTTAAAGAGTATAGAACACTAAATACGAATGTTAGTGGAGAGCAACTCTTTGTTGAAAAAGGAACTGACGGTAATGGAGCTAGTAAATTACTTGCAGCAAATACCTTAGACGGTCTTGATGTTTTACCTTTACCTCTTGTAAAGACAATAACGAGACAATCTGGTGATCTCAAAGAAGCATCTAAAGCGCTAGCTTGGGGTGTTAAGTTTGCAAAGAAGCAAAATGGTGCTGATCACAAAGAATTATCAGAAATAAGATTTAACTATTCAATCAAATCTTGGACAAAGTTTTATCCAGACATAGGCGGTAGCAAGTTCTCAAAAGATTCTTCTGAAGAGTTTTCTTTAGAAAGAATTGCTGTAACTGATGCTAGTAATATTGATTGGTCAACTTCAGAATACGTAAGATCTGGAACAACAGCAAATCAATTTATTAAATTACAAGATGCAGCTAAAATTGGATCAAATGTAGGTTATCTTAAGTTCCGTTGCTTAATGCAAGGTGGCTTTGATGGTTTAAGCATTTTTAACAAAGAAAAATCAGCTATGACTTCAGTTGCAGCATTTAGAGAAGCAAATGAAGAAGTAATTGGTTCAAATAAGTTTACAGGTCCAACAGTTGAAAGTTACAAGAAAGCAATTGATGTTTTATCTGACAAAGCTGCAACTGAATTTCAATTGTTAGCAATTCCTGGAATTAGAGAGCCTCTTGTAACAGATTATGCAATTACAGCTTGTGAAACAAGATTTGAT